TAAAGCCATTGACAAAGTCGGGTCTTGTACGGTGGTGAATTGACTTGCGTCGGATTCTACGGCCAAAACTGATTTAGTGTTCAATGCCTTTAAATGTTCTTGAATTTGCTTTAATCCGATTTCTAACTGAATCATTGACTCGTCGGTAAGGTTGCCATTTCTAAGGATGCCGCAAAACTTTGCAATCATGTCCTCAGTTTTTGGCTTGTCCCATGATTTCATGGATTCAATCGGCGTGTTTGCGTTGGCTCCCCAGGTAACAGTTGAACCCTCCCAAAGTTTAATTTCTCTTATTTCTCTGTAACCAGCTTTATTGTCGCTCTTTACAATTTCAAACCCTACGCTATGCTCGTTAAAAACGCCTTCTTTGTAAAGCTTTATTACGTCCTTTCCGTAACTGGTTTTGGTAATCTTTGAAGTAAAACGCAAGCCTTTAGCGTCCTCCATCAACTCCATAGGTTTTGCCAATGGCATTAAAGGATTGTGCTGGAGCAAGTGCATGATTCGATTGCGGCCTTGCGGTCCATTCTCTGCAACTGTCTTTTTGTAAGCGCCTGAAACGATAACATCGCCGTCGGAATCAATATTATTAAACGCGGAAAAATATCCCGTTACGATTCCTTTAACGTCGTCGACGTCCTCAATTATTCCCTCGCTTAAATTCTTGTAAATCATTGCGTCTTTTTTTGTAAAAATAAAAAGGTTAAAAAAAAATGCAAACCTATAAAATTATTGATTTACAAAATGCAAAGCTTTTGCCTCGCTATCCTCAAAGATACTTGTATAATTTTTATAACCTTTCTCAATGTCGCTTTCGCTTGGTCGCTGGTAAGATAAAAAAGGAACGCAAATATAAGAGTTACCTTTTGGATGCACTATCGTCCTAAAGTGTTCGTCAATTGGTATAGTTAAATCTAGTTCTGCCATTTCTTTTGCAAATCGATACGAGTACAAAATCCCATGAGTTGTCCAAGATCCATAAGTGCGGACCAATTGATTGCTTACGCGGTCAAGTCTTGAATCTTTAATATTGGCGCCAAGCATTAACATATCCCAGTCAGCTGGTAAATCCTTTATTGCATTTTCTAAACTGGTTGCCCAACCTCGGTACGTTGCATCGTCTTCAAAAATCAAAACGTCGCCCTCGCATTCTTGAAAAATCTTTTTAAAGGTTTGCCACAATCCAAGCCAACCCCATTCGTTTTTAATTGCGCTTACCCTTTCCAAATTAAAGTGCGGTGCCAATTCTTGCATTGACGCGCGCCATTTGTCTTTGCGGTGATCTAAGTTAATAACGTAAGCAATCATTTACGCATAGGTAAGCCGTCAACGTCTCGCATAATTCTAAAAACAACTTTGCATCGGCAATTGCATATTTGTTCTGCTGGCGCATTTTTTGAACTGTCACCTGGTTGTGCCATGTCATAACCTCCAACAACAAAGTCTTGATTAAAAGGAATCCAAGGCTTTGACCTCATTTCTGCATGATCGGGACGCGTGCGGTTGTCGGTCGCTGGAATCCATTTCTTTTCGTACATAAAATCCGAAGATTTTGACGATTCCATTGCAGCAACGTTGGTTGCTATAACCATTTCGGTACGCGCAATTAGCTTGGCCCGATTTCTAAATATTAAAGAAATGCTTTGTTGAATGTTGGTAGCTATTTCTAAGGCTCCAAGGCCCTCATTTAATCCAGCAAGTACAATGGCTCGGATTATCTTTTGGCTTGTGTCGCTAATACCTATTAACGTTTTAGGCAAGTTTCTAACTGCAAACAAACGCATAAAGTCACGCCAGCTAGCGCGTAATGCTTCTTTAGTTGCTTTTGTTGGTGGTTGTATTGCATTGTACATTGCCTCGGCATAGGCCGTGCCAGCCACAACGTAAAGGCTTTCCAAGGTATCAGCCAAAGGCGCTGGCGTTATTAAATCAAAGCGGTTAATATTTCCGTCAGCCTGTTTAATTGCATCCAAATAAGGTTGCATTTGCTTTTTAAGAGCCGTAAATATTTGCTTTTCGTATCGCTTTTCGTAACGCCTTTGCAATGCGTCCAATTGCTTTGCAAGTGCTAAATCCTTTTTAGTTGGATTGGGCATAGTCTCCCATATTGTCTATGTTGTCAACTTCCGACGCTTGGAACTCCGCCAAAGTCATTAAGCCTTGTGGAATAAATGGTTGTTCCATTAAAGTGTTTTGGAATTCGCCGTAATTCATGGCCGCGCGCTTTTCGTTTGGAGTTAACCACCAAGCCGCCGACAATTGATTTACGAGCTTGTCCATGTCGTCTTGCATTTCAGGGTAAGCCATGTAATCGAAATCCAAGAATAGATTTTTATTACCGTAAGATTCCAAAAGCCAGTTGTTTAACACGTCTCGGATTTCAATGTGCAAAGGACGGACAACGTTATTAATTAGGGCCTTGTAAGCCGTTTCAGTATTGTTAAACGTGCTTGCCTCTGTGTCGCCTAGTAACTTAGCATCGACGCCGTAAACGCGGCACAACGAGCGTAAAATTACTTTTTGCGTGTCGATAATTGACATATCAACAGCGTTCATTCCCATTTGCACCCAACTTAATTTGGCTGGCGTTATAATCACGTCTCCAGCACGGTTAGAGCCTTGGTAGTTGGATTTGTAATCTTCTTTAAGACCTTGCGCTTGTTCGCGTGTAATGTTTACCGTCCCATCGCCTGTAAGAATACCACGCGCTCCCATGTTTTGCAGCATAGACAAAAGCGCTTGCTTGCCGTCGTTTGACGTTGTTAGATCACGAACTGCGGACCGCAAAGGTGAGGCGCCGTAAAGATGGTTAGCCGTGCCAGCCGTGTAACTTAAATTAATATTTTTTAAATGTCCAACGTTATTGGCATTTATGCGCTCGTAACCATTATAAGTTAATCGGTATTCCTTAATCGGTTGATTTAGTCCGCCGCTGATAATTTCCATGTATTGCGCGGGCAAAGAATACAACGCAATAATTGGAGCGTTTGGTTGTTCGCCACGTCTAGCACCGTAAATGTAAGCGTTGCCAGTTATTAGACGAAATGCGGCAATTTCTTTTAAAAGGTTATCCCAAGTTTGGAATTCGTTTGGCTTTTTAAATAGACGGTCCAATTCAGGAATGCTTACCTCTTCAAGTGCCCTGGCTTTGTATTGTTGAGCCTGAAACTTGGCTCCTGAGTTGTCAAACGACTTGCTCATTGATTTGTAATACTTTAAAGCCTTTTGATTCTTTACCTCATAAACCACAATTGGCGCCGTGCTTACCTTGTTGATAATTAGGTTAATTATGGCGTAAAGGTCAGAGTTTAAATAAAGACCTTTCTCGATAAAATTTTGCGTTGTTGGTGCGGTCCAAATAACGTTGTTGCCCAGGTAAGGAAAAACCGCGTTTAAATAGGTCAAATCTTTTTGGTTTAAACCTAGCGCGGTTTTTATTCTATCTAAGTAATTCATTCCGTTGTCTTTTTTTGTAAAAATAGGGTAATAAAATAAAAAAATGATTCAATATTCTAAACGTGCCAAAATTCTTGGCCACTAACCATTAATTCCGTAAAACCCCAAACCATAGCATCGACGCGGTCGGGCGATTTGCCTTTATCGGGTTCAAAAGTAACCATTTGATTCTCAAGGATTGGAAAACTGCCAACGTGGAAAATTTTGTGTTGCTCATAAAGCGAATATATTGGCTCGGCCCTGACGTACTTGCCCTTTGTTGCGGTTACAAGCTTAATTCTTGCGGTTGTATTTTGCGACCGCAAAACGCTTTCGACCATGTCGCCGCCTTGATTTTTTTCTGCAACTATACAATCAGCATTCCAATTTTTAAATGCTTGCAATGAGACGGTTGCCCATTCCGTTGGTGAATATTTGCCGCTAAGGTCTTCAAGTACATATCCCTTGCCGTTGGCATCCGTACCGCAAACAATTATGCCAGTTTCGTCGCTATTCATGCTGGCGGTTGTCGCTGGATCAATTGCAACCACAATACGCGACAAGTCAGGCTTTGCGCTTACTCTTGCGCGTTCAATTATTGGTCGATTCCAAAGCAATCCCTCGGCATCGTCTAGCCATTTGCCCAAAAATAAATGCTCGTATCGGTGGAGGTTTTCTTGCTCAACGCGCTTTGCCTGGTCAATAAACGACTGGCTTAAATTTTGAACGTTGTCTAAATAAGTAGTATGTATGTAAGTAGTATCGTCGCGCGTTAGCTTTACAAATCGCCCATAAATCCAATGGCTTTTATAACTTGGATTCATTACCAAGATAACGCGGTTTGGTTTGTTAATTGCTCTAATCGATAAGTCGATGCGGTCAAAAACATCTTCGTCCATTAACTCCTCGGATTCGTCGAGAATAAAAGTAGTAACGCCAGCGATTGACTTTAAATTTGCCGTTGCCGTCCCTTGGCTAGTCTTAATTCCACGAAACAAAATTTTTGATCCTGTGGCCTTGTTAATAATTTCGGATTGTGTTATTTCGAAATCGTCGGCCTTATTCATTAACTCAATCTTATCTATAAACTCAGGGATAATGGAAATAAACGCCGAGGTTAATGTCCAACGCGTAAATAAAATAACGTGGCCCTCTTCATAAGTCAGATTTAAAAGAAACATCGACAATGTCCAAGACTTACCCGACCCACGGCCGCCAGTAATCAGGAAATAACGCGTTTTTGGGTCCTCTAAAAATAAAGGTTGGTATTTGTCTAGTAACTTGATTGATTCCATTACTTGGATTTAAGCCACTCAATTGGCGGCGTTACCTTTTCGCCTAAAGTAGTAACATCGATTTGCTGGCGTGGCATACCAAAACGGTAATTTAGCCAGGTCTTTATTGCCTGGGTGTCTCCATTCTCGCAGCGATCTAATAGGGCCGCCCATATCTTAGCTGGAACGGCAACCGCGTCCATCTGTTCAATAAGTTTTATTTCGTCAGCCTTTGGAGGTCTACCCCCTCCTGGCCTTGCGCCTCCGTGTCCGTTGCTCATCTTGCAAAAATTTGTTTATCCAAGTAAAGGTAAAAAAAAGTCTAATCGAAATTAGACCCTATCAAAAACCATAATTGTGTATCCAAACCACGACGCATTTGTTGCGGCCTTTCTAATCTTTTCGCTATCCATAAAATTAAATTTAAAGCCGCGATCCTCAACTTGACCAATAATGTAGTTGTTATTTCTACAATTAACGTGTCCGTCTCCATCTTGGCCCTCAATTGCCCAGCTTATAACTAAATGCTTTTTGGCGTGCTTGCAAATGTTGTCAATAAATTGCTGCTCAAATTCTGCTGGTATATGTTCGCCGACTTCCAGCGACAAAACAACGTCAAACATTTTACGCAAATAAAACGGCTTGGATAAGTCTAAGACCTTGCCAATTCCATCGCTTAGGGTTTCCGTATTTGGGTTGCCGTCGTATGCCTCGACCTTATAGCCGTCAGCTTTAAAAGCTTTCGCATAGTCACCCATTCCACAACCAAAGTCGACAACCGTCTTGGCTTGTTTATTTGCTAAATAATTGGACAAAGCCGCGGCAATGCTTAGATCGTGAATGTGTCCAGTTGCGTCCGTTGTTTCCCAAAAACCTAAATTGTTTATTTTCATATCTTTTTTAATTTTAAAAAAAAGCTTGAGCATAACCCAAGCCTTTTAAACATCAACAAACCCAAAATCACTACATTAATAAAATTGTTTGGCCAGTTGGCTCGCCTGTAAAACTGCAAAGTTTTCCGTTCCATTCAAAGCGCACTTCTTTTTCTCGGCCCTGGTAAGATGCTGCCAGCGTTCTAATTTGTCGCTGAACTAATTCAATGCATTCAAATTTACCTTTGCCTTTGTTGGACCAAGGCGACCATTGGCCGTCCCTTAGTCGGTAACGAATTTCCAACGAATAGTCGGTTTTAACTGGCTGAATTCTTGGCATATTTTAATTTTTGTAGTCAGGACAGGATTTGAACCTGTATGATGTATGAGGTACATTATCATACATCTGGTAGAGTTTTTGTACCAACTCCCTAGCGTCTGTCATTCCGCCACCTGACTAAATTAATCTTTTCGTCTAATTACAACCTCCAAACCAATTGCCTCGCAAATCTGCCTTAATCTGTTTAAACTTATAGACTCCCAGCCGTTCTCGACCTGGTTAATTGGTGCCAAAGACAATCCTATTTTGTCGGCCAATTGCTCCTGGGTGTAGCCAGCGGCTTTCCGTGCTTTTCTTATAAATAAACCCTCGTATATGCTCATCGTTTTAATCTTTAGGCAAATATAAGATTCCGATAATAATACAAGTTAAAAACAAGATTTTTGTTTAAAACGGCAATAAATTATAAATCCCCATTTGTATAAATTCGTCGCCTTTGTCAACTAGGCATTTGCGAACGTTTAACTCAAAAACGTTTTTATCATTAAAGCCGTACTTTTTTTGCGCAATATCCATAAGCAATTTAACTGGGTTGTCAAGATCGCTGGCTTGGTTGCTAAAGCCAAAGAAAAATTCAACTCTAAGCATTTGCGCTGGGTCAACTTTTCCATTTGGAAACATAAACAACAAGTCCTTTTCGTATTGCTTGTAAGCTTCCGTTTTATAGCGTTTGCCTTGCCAGGCTTCATTTATGCTTAGCGGCTTATAATTTAAATTGCAACTAATCATTTACATTTTTTGTAAATCCAAGACCAAGCCAAAGTCCACAAAGCTAAGGCAACCATAAAAAGCAGCAAGCTAGACACCTTTAGCAACGCAAGTAAGGATATGCCTACCAGCGCCGCAAAGATGGCGTATAAATCATTTTTTTTCATTTAGAAAGGTAAGTTATCGTTTTCGACAATGCGCTTCTCTGTCGGCTTAAAATTGCCCTCATTTTTGTTTGCCACTTGTACGGCCTCTTTTTGCCAAACTTGTAAATAATGGGTTGGTTTACCTTCCACAATTTGTGGCTTTTCTTTGATGTCTAGGTTTACCCATTCAACATCGTTGTCGTTTAAGTATTGTAAAAGTCCTTCCAAGTCTTTTCTTGATTGGCTAACTTTCCAAATTTCTCCAAACCTGGTTTGAACTAGTTTTGCGTTTCCGCCGTAAATTTTTGACATAGTTGTTTTGTTTAAATTAATTGATCTAAATTTTTATCGTTTTTAATTGCCTGTAAAATAAACAATTTCCAAATCTTATTCTTTGTCTTGGCGCCAACTGTCGACTCTTCAACGTACCTGGTTGTCAATCTTAATTCCTTACGAATGTCGCTTTCTATTTCTTCAACGTTAAACTCCCAAGGCTTTAAAATTCCTTTCTCTTGGAACTTGTTAAACCAGTACATCCCCCAGTCAGCTAAATGCTTGCAATTCCCAGTTTCTTTGGCCTCCTGGTAATTGTCTCGAAAGGTTTGCTTTCCAACTTCAATCCAGTACGCAATCTCTTCGTTTGTCGGCTCCTTTTCTTTGTTGTTTAAAGCTTGCACCTCCTGTACGATTTGGCTTTGGTGGTGCGCGTAATATTGATTGATCCAAACGCTTACCGTCTTTTCGTTAACGTGGTAAAAATCGCCGTACTGCCCACGCATCCCAGCGTGCAAAATATAGTTTACTCGGTCCTCGGTCATCCAGCCATAAGAGCCAAATAATTTACTTAGGCATCCAAGTAATTCGTTTGCCTCTTCTTTTTTGTATTCCTTAAATTGTTTTAGTCCGCAAACAAACTCCATTTTTCGGAGGTGCGTTAAAATTATCTCATCCATTTTTTAGTAATTTTTGTTTTTGTAAATCCTCGTAAAGTTCGTCAAATACGTTTTTGCTTTTGCTTTCTTTTTTTGGAACTGGGTTGCCTCTTTTAACCCAATTAAAAAAATGCTCTTTGGCAAGCTTTTCATTTTCTTTAAAATCAGCTTTCAAAATACATTCTTGCCTAAAGGTATTTAAATGCTCTTGGACTTCTTTAAAATCTGCTTTCCAAGTTATTGCTAATCCTTCAAGCCAAATCTTATTATTCCATAATTGACGAAAAATTGCATTATGTGAATCCTCATTTACTTTACTTTCTTTTCCTTTAATTTCTTTTATTTTTTTTCCTTTACTTTCCTTTAATTGCATTGCATTCGCATTGCCATCGCTATGCGTTCGCATTGCGTTCGCATCAACATCACGATTCCAGCGTTTTTTGGCCGATTCTCTTGCCTTTTCTGAGCGCTCTTCCTTTAATTCCATGCGTTTTATTAGGCTTTCAGACCAAAAATATTGCTGGTCCGTTTCGAATAAATCAAATTCGTTAATTAGTCTTTTTATGCTATCCTCATGCGTTTGCAATGCGAACGCAATGCCTTTGTAATGCGTTCGCATACGAAAGTCACTTTCGTTCCTAAGCATTTCAATTATGGCCCAAAAAAGACCGTAACCCTCCCAACCCATTTCCATCCGTAATTGCAAAATCTTTGGATCGTCCCTGGCGTTTGAATCATGCGAAAAGTAATAAGCCTCTTTTTTCATAGTCAATAAAAAAGCCCAACAGGTAGGAGTCTGTCGGGCTAGGTTTAGTAAACCTTTATAAAATCATTTTTGGCTCCTACCTCAAAAATGATTTGATATTCAAATATAAATCTTTTTGATTTAACCAACTAGCGAGCGCCTTTTTAGTTGAAAATAAATGCAACCGTACGAAAGGCCCATTTCTTGCGCAATGACTTTAATTTGCTTTCGGTCTTGCCAAGATTGAAAAATTAGTTCTTTTTCGTGTTCTGTTAAATTGCGGCCTCTCATCTTTTTACGAAATACCGTGCAACTCGTTTGCCATTCTCTAGCGTAACCATGTCGGTCACTATGTTTAAACCTTTGTCTTTAAGGTTTGCAATCCTGGCAGCCAGCCTAAAGCATCCAAACTGGATAAGTGCCTCTTGCTGGGTTATCGAATAGCCATTTAAAAGCCATCCCTTGATCAGCGCGTTTTGTGAGTCGGTCGATTCCATTATTGTATAAGATTAGAAATTTTTAAAACTGCGTCGGTATATACTTTCCTAAATTCCGATTCTGTCATCTGCTCCAAGTGATTTTTTTCCCAAAAATCAGCGTGCCACCTAACTTGGTCAACTTTAATATAAGCGTAACTAAGCAAGTCAGATAAGTAAAAAGGATTTACAACAAGCACGTCAGTTTCATTTATTATCATGTAATGCAAATGCACTATTTTAAAGTACTTTGGAACCTCCATTTCAAGCTCCATTATTTTGGTCGTTTTAACTAGGTAATTTTCCATAGGTGTGTTTGATTTTAGGTGTTTACAATAATTTTAAGCCAAGCATATAACCTAGCGCAAAGATTGGCGACAAAGCCAGGACTGTGTAAATGATTTTTCCAAGTGTTTTCATGTATGTTTTGGTTTAAATGTTTAGCAATATTAAAACTAATATAAGAAATAACAAAGAATTTATACTTTTTTTTCAATCATGTTTTTAGCCTGAGCAACGTCTAGCAACTTTTTAACTTTGCGGAATTCTAGGTTTTGGTCTTCTGCTATTTCTCGGCAGCAGTAGCCGTAAGTTGCCAAAGTTAGAATTCTACTAATTTGATGGTCTGTTAAAATCTGAAATATATTTTCGTCCATTAATTTACGAGGGTAAATCTCGTGCAGCTTCATTTTAGTGTAAAGTAGGTAACCAACCTTTTGCACATCTAAGCCAAGAGTTTTGGCTATCTTTTTGCGCGTCAATCCCTCCAGGTAAAGAGACTTAATTTGTTGCGTTATTTCATCAAATTCCATAGTCTTTCGAATGTTTCGTTAAAAGGTAATTTCTCTTCGTTAAATGTGGAGGCGACACCTTTTGGCGCCAAGTCTCCTGGGCGTTGTATAAACTTGCCTAAGTATGTGTAATGGCTCATTTGATTTGTAGGTTAAAGTTTTCGATTAGTCTTGCTCCAGTAATATTTTCGCCACGCTTAATGGCTTCTTTGATTGCTACTTTATCCGCGGTAACCACGTTTTTAACATTTATAAACTGGCTAGGTAAAGCCTCCACAATGTCTACCTCAACCGACTCGCTACGGCGTAAAGAGAGCTTGAATAAAGGACTTTCTATTTTGTCGATTGTACTTACTAGCATCGCCTCCCTAAGAGCGTCCTTGAGCCTTGTAATGGCTCTATCCTTACTGTCCTTAATTGCTTTTAACCTTTTTATTTCTTGGTCGATTGCGTCACTATCGCTTTGGATATTTGCAATAACCTTGGCGTAATTGCCAGCCTTGGCTTGGAGTTGTTCCTGGTTAATTACCAGCATTTGCTCCAACTCAGGCGTCAGCTCTTCAGTTTCAAGTAGGGAGGCTAACTCTAGCGCCTCCCTTGTTATTTCATATAAGTTTGCCATTATATTAATCCGTCTAAGGTGTCTTTTTGATCCTGTGTAAATTCGTATTTAGTTATAGCCTCTTTGGCTTGCTTTTGCTGGGCGTCCGTCCCGTTAAGATATTTAACTATAAAAGCAAATTGCTCGTCTGTCGGCTTTGGCTTTACAACCGTTGCAACCTTTGGCGCGTGGTCGTTTGTCGAATCGGGGTCTTTGGTGTCGTCAATTAAAAACAAACCATTAAGCGCATATTTACGCGCATAGCTAGATGATGATCCAAACGACTGGGCCACGTCCATACCTTTGCGGTTTATGTCGATGCCAGCCTGTGCCGTTACCGCTCGGCCTTCCATGTCCTTTTGAATGCTGGCGGTTGCCTCAATAAAAACAATGCCGCCAACCTCTTTAACTTCGTCCTCGATAATCAACGTGCATTCGTATTTTAAAAGCAATGGCTTTACCGCCTCAAGTATATCCTCGACGGAACGGTACTTATATTTCCCAAAGGAATTGTACTGGTTTTTTGGAGCTTTTAACTCCGCTTGGATTAAAATTAATTCTTTCATAGGTGTTTGTTGTTTAAAGGTTGCGTTCAATTTCAATTTCTAATTCCAGCAAAATGCTTGGCGTTGGGATCACGTCAATTACATCATCGGTCGCATCGTCATAATAAGACAGGCTATTAGTATGCAGTATTTGAATTTCTGTTTCGCCATATCCTGGCGCCCATTCGCTTTCGTCATCGCCGCAGCTGGTAACGATGTAATCGCCTTGCCAAAGGTATTCGTGGCCCTCGTAAATAAAATTTACTTCTTTGTCGTAATGTGTTTCAGATTCGTAATTCATAAAATTGTTAGGGTTTAGGTGAATGAATACCCGAAATTATTATTTATTTCTATGATTCCAAACAATTTGTAAAAATACTTTTAACAAAAGGCAATCTTTTTTTTTCGTGTCATTTTTTATGCTTTTAACTTGCAGCATGGAACAGGACAAAATTTTAAACCCGTTTGGCTACCTAGAGGCAACCAAGGTGTTGGACGAAAATCGAAAGCCAGTCGATTGGTGGTTGCAATATTTGGAAATTAACCAGGCGGTTGCTGAAAATGAATTTTACGTTTTGTTTGCCGACGGATTGCTAGTAAAAAAAGGACGGTCAAGATTTAGCACTAGCCAATACTTAAAAAGCGAAAAATTTAAATCATTTAAACTATTTTATGTGTAATATGTCGCACATTTAGATAGTTTTTAAGACTTAATGTATGAAAAATAATGCCTGATATTGCAAAATGTTTGGGGACAGGTTGTCCCCACAAAGAAAGTTGTTACCGATACACGTCTAAACCAAGCGATTGGCAAAGCTATTTTTCTGTGCCTCCAATTAAGGACGGCAAATGTGATATGTATTGGGGAGTTAACGCGCAAAGCGTTTGGGATCAGCTTCAAGATATTGTAAAACCTAAATAAGGCGCAATTGTCGCAATTATGGTGCAATTATGGCGAATTTGCCACAATTAGTAAAAATTCATGCAACCGTCGCCAAAATGTCGACGGTTGGTCCCAAATATTTTCGATTTTTGTTACGAATTTATGTAAAAAGATAACAAACAATTCGGATTTTTTCCGAATAGAAACCTATAAGTTTACAAATTGAGAACTTTTGTTAACCTTTAGAATATTTTTTTATTAACACTAAGTGTATGTAATTTTTGCAAAGGCTGGAACTGATATTGAAAAATATATTTGTTGTCCAAATAGGAAACTTTTGCGCCTGGTTGTAACAAAGAGTTGACGCTTGCGCCCAAATAAAACCCTTTTGGTTTTTGCACAATTGTCTTGGTTTCTGTATTCGTAATCGTGTTGGTTACGACTGGTATTTTAAAATCGCTTGTTGCGGTCATTTTAAGTACCTCTCCCAAGACTTCACCGCTCACGTTGGCACTTCCATACTCAAAAGGAAAAGACGCGTTAAACTGGCTAATTTGTGGCTTAAAATCGATTAGTACCGTATCGCGTAAAACTTGCGTTTTTATCTTTGTTTTTGGGACGTATACCGTGTCCTTTACCTCGACAATCAAAGTGTCCGTTTTTGTCACGGTTTCAAACTTATATACCGTCTCGCTTTCAGTCTTTGGGAAAATTACAAAAGCCAGCAATAAGCCAATTAAAAAAGAAATTGTTGCAATTCTTATGCGTTCGTCGTCTAGTAACTTTCTCATTTTTTGGCTTTAAATTGTAGGTAACAAACAACCAGGCGTTGATCCATGCGCGGGAAGTCTCGCTCCATTACTGGGTCGGTTACACAACGGGCGACAAAATCGCTTTGGCTTTCGGCTGGCTTTGGCTTTGGTAATGGCATTATTGTTCGATAAATAAATTGTCTTGCGCTAATATTTTTCTCAGCTCATCGCGGCACCACTTATAAGCCTGGTAAGTATCGTTCGATAATTCTTTATACTTCATTTCGGACCTTAGCAACTGGTCAAAATCCCAAATGGCGCTCTTATAGTTATGGCCGTTTATTGCCGCTTGGAAATCGTAGTTTTCCTCGGGTAAATAGTATTCAAGTATCGCTTTCATAAAGGAAATTTACAACTATCAACCAGCATTTCAAAAGTATCGTTGTCCTTTGCCCTATTTCGTCGGCCATTTAAAGTTAAAATTCGACCGCCAGTTGGTTTGATTGGTGCGCCTCGCTCAATATGCCAGCCGCCAAATCCGTCTTCGTACTCTTCTTTGTACGATCCAGTTATTGCCAGGTGAATTTGTTTCTGTATTAACTCATGGTAATGCTTACCTGGATTGTACTGTATTGTGTCCCTAGCATCGTTGCGGCTAGAATTTTCGTGGATATGGCCCATTACAAAAATATCCATGTTTTCATACATTTCCAGCGCTCTAGTCAAGTTAATCGCTCCCTTTGTAACAACACCACCGCCACCGCTCCCGTGAAAGTATTTGAGCATTTTTGTCATAAATGTATTACTCTCAAATTGTTTTTTAATAACCAGCCAGCCGCCATAACCGCCAGTAAAAACGCTGGATTTATTGGTATAATTTAGCAAGTCAACAAAGCGTTGCAAAGGGTCGGTTTCTAGGTTTTTTATAATTGCGGTTTCGTGGTTGCCGTAGCCGATAACAGTAATTAAATGCGCATAAGGTGTCCACCATTCAACCGCGTCCTCAATGACCGCGTCAATATAGTTTGCTTTATTGTGTTCGGGTAATACGTCTTTTTTGCTTCGCCTTGGATCGTATTTCCCTTGCATGAGGCAGAGAAAATCGCCCGCGATAAAGATGGGAATGGCTTGCTCTTTGCAGTAGTCCAAATGGCGCTTTAGTTTTTCACGATCACATTTGGGATTGTCCCAATGTATGTCCGACAATAAAGCAATTTTAGACTCTGTTTGGTCGAGGTTTATTTGGTGCAAATTCCTCGAATTTTTTTTGATTTCCATCAAATAGGTATATAGGTTGTTTTGCCGCCATTCCTTATGGCTTTAAGCTTTTGCTTTCGATTGCCTTTTTTAACATAGCTAACGTGGACCCAGTCGGGATTAAAATCCGTTCCAAACTCCCATATTAGCTGGTCAAAATCAAGTTTATTTTTAATAAAATCAAAAACCATTCTATTAGTAACCTCGCCGTTGCTTCCATCCATGTCAATGTCAATGGCTTGTCCTTTGCAATGCTGGGAGCTTGCGCTTCCTTTTATAAAATCATTTAATGCTTTTGATCTGTAACCGCTAGAAATAAAAATAGGCGTTTTAAAATGCTCCCGTATTGGTTCAAAAACTCTGTCCGCTAGTAACTTAAAATTTTCCAAATGCTCGGCGGTTGGCGTGTTGTCAATGCCTTGGCGCTTGGCCGTGTCGCTCCTGGTTATTTCTGCTAGATTAAGATTGGGACTTATTTTCATTATCTGTTTTTTTAAATATTTTTTCAGCTGCCGTAATACCTAAAGCGGCCGCACTTAATGCAGCCACGGAATAAACTAAAGCGTCGTTAGGATTAAAATACAAAGTCCAACATAAAGCAATTGCAGTTAGGACACCAACAAGCCTTTTGCTGGATGCTTGTCCATGCTCGGAAAGAAATCCCTTTGCCCATGTAAAAAAGTTTTTCATCGTCCCTGGCCTCTGTATTTTTTTGGTTTATTTATTCTTTTAGAATAGGCTTTTTTAGCTTTGCCGTTTCGCCGCGTCCCAAAGGTTACCTTTATTGAGCTTGCCGCAGCTTTAGCCTTTGCCATTACTTTTAAGCTTTTTGCTTTCGTTGATTATTTTATAAACCAAATAAACAATGGATAAAACCGAAATTACCGAGGTAAAAACCACGTTGACCATTTGAAGACCAGCCATTCCCGTGACATTTGCAAAAATTGCTAAGAATGTAGATGGCACTCCAAGCTCATCGCTTTTCAATAAATTCATTTTTTATCCCTTTTCGTTTATCAAAAATAAGGCATTTTAAAGCAATAAAAAAAGGGCTAAATTTTAGCCCTTATCTTACCATTACTTTTCCTTTAAAGCCTCGTAAAGCGGCCCTAAAACAAGTACTGTAAAGCCTTTGGCCTTTACCTTTTCCTTTACTAAATCGGCATCGCTTTTTGATAACTCAATATCGCCCTCAGAATAGTAAATTTTCTTGGCCAGCTCGTAAATACGAATAGGGTCTTCCTTCTCTTCAGCTGCAAATAAAGCGTTTCCGACCATTTTAGACAAAGACACCTCTTCGCCGTTTTCGTTTTTAATTTTGTTGCCTTCGATGTCAGTTAAGGCAATTGCAAGGTTTACAATCATGATATAAGTGTTAAGTTTAATTTTTCGGCAATATAAACATACGCCGCCTCGTTTGAATTATCCCACGCCAAATAATCTTCTCCGCTCATGTTAATATTTCCCTCTGCAACAACTTGATTAATAATCAAAGGCATTGCCTCCGTTCCTTCATATCCAGCATTTAGCGAATAATAAAAAGAGCAAGACGTTTCAAGGTTATCGTTAATAATAATGGCGTTTAACAAATTAGCCTCTAATTGTTCGCCGTTTTTCCATGCGTTTACTGGTTCAATTTTTTTCATTGTATTAGTTTTTTAAAGTATCAATTTCTTGTTTCAATTCTTTTATTGCGTTTACCAATACTGGAATTATTGAGTTATAATTTAATCCAATAAAACCATTATTTTCAAAGTAAGCTTGGGGAATAAATTCCTTTACTTCTTGAGCAAGAAATCCCAATTGTTTATCAATATCTTTTGAATCGCTATTCATTCGATAAAGTGTTGGCTTTAAATTAATAATTTCATTTAAACCTAAATTTGATTTCTCAAAATCCTTCTTTTTATTAATGTCAGATAAAGGAACGTAAGCTCCTGTTGATGGATTTATTGATGCTATATTTATTCCAGCATTTCCATTATAAAAATATACATTAGTATTACCTACAGAATACCATCCATACCAATAAGTAGAATTAGACCTATCTTCAAAAAAATAACCTCCTTGACCTCCTCCAGAATATATTGTCCCATTTGCTTCAATCGTTGGTCCTGTTAATCTTGAAGAATTACTAATTTTTCCGACTAACACGTTTCCGCTTGAGGTAATGCGCATTCGTTCGGTGTCGTTGGTGTAAAAAAGTAATGGGATATTTGTCCTAGCAACTAAAAACATTGCGCTAGTACTAGCAATTAAATAACCTTGATTTACTGAATTAGCATTTATTTCTAATCCAGATGTTGAACTTCCGTTTATAGTTAATGCAGTAGATAATCCGTTAACATTCGGACTAGCCGTCCCAATCCCAACGTTGCCGCCTGAGGTGATGCGCAATTTTTCAGTTGGAGTTGTTGAGCCTGAATCTGAAGTTCTAAACGCAATATAACCTCCGTTGACTCCAGTAGTTGTTTGCTCTATATGAATAGCACCTAAAGCACCTCGGCTACTCATTCCAGTAAATC